AGCATATGGTTCGCTGTCCGTGTCGTTCGACGAGAAGAGCACCATGCAGGAACGCAAGAACCTCGTGACGCTTATCGCTTCGGCACTCAATCCGAATCGAGTTCTCGTCAACGACGCTCTGGTTAACCTCCAGGGCGTGTACTGAGGTCCACACGTGTGGATTCTCACGTACATCTACGTCATTGGTGTTGCCGCCTGCTTCTTGTGGGTGGCGTACCTCCTTTTCGTGGGTTTCGACGGATAGTCCGTCGGATCTGCGGGGGATACAATGTACGTAGTACCCGCGCGCAATGGTGCGCGCGGCGTCGGTCTTAAAACTCCCGAAAGGAGACCCTCTCGTGAGACAACAGTCCTCGAGAACGCGGAAGAACACACTAGTGTCTTTCGACATCCCCACCGATCGTTACACGATTTTTATGCAGTTGCTGCGCGAGCAGCTACGGAACGAGGGAACCTTTAAAGCGAACTATCTGCTTGACAAGGTTGAATCCAAGATCCAAGACGGCCCTTCGGCCGTAACTGACGTGGAACGACGCGATAAGGCCATTAACAAGTGGCTGGCTCGCGAGGAACTTAATAGGGCTACGAATATTCGGCTAATGTTTGCGGACGAAACAGATCACCTCTTTCTGAACGATCGAGGGTTCTCTGTCAACGCCCGTGACATTATCGAATGGTGCCGTAACCAACTTTCTCGCCTTCTAGGCGAGGAGGTCCCTTGGGACGAGCTAAGAGGCTCGTTTTCGGGGGGTGCTTCCACATCGATAAGACGTGGGGTAGGCAACGTGCCTAGAAAGTACCAGGAAGGGCAAGACGTCACGGCCGATGCGTATTGGCATTGGTTACGCTTGACTGTATCAACGGTTGGGCTTCCTAGAGATCTCGAATTGGTCGAAGGGAACGTGATGTTTACTGTTCCGAAAACGTCCGAGATAGACCGGGTTGCATGTAAAGAACCCGATCTTAATATGTATTGTCAGAAAGCAGTCGGCGATTATTTCCGTCGAAAGCTTATGGCCGTGGGGATAAACCTGAATGATCAGAAGATCAACCAGGACCTTGCCCGAGAAGGGAGCATAAATGGCGAGTTAGCCACTATTGACCTTTCTTCTGCAAGTGACTCTGTGACAAAACAGTTAGTCATAGAGTTATTGCCCTTCGAGTGGTCCTCACTGTTGCTTGATCTCAGGTCGCCCACCACGTTGGTGGACGGCGTATCTCATGAGAATGAGATGATCTCGTCAATGGGAAATGCGTTTACGTTCGAACTGGAATCCTTGTTGTTTTGGGTTCTGACTAGGGCGTGCGCCTGGTTCACAAATACACGTGGACGTGTCTCTGTTTATGGCGACGACATCATCTGCCCAGTAGGGTTGTGTGATGCATTGGAAGAGACCTTTACGTTCTTCGGGTTCACGTTGAACCGCGATAAGAGCTTTTGGTCCGGACAGTTCAGAGAATCGTGCGGAAAGCACTGGTTTAATGGACTGGACGTCACTCCTTTCTTTGTTAAGCGTACGCCACGAACCATTCCTGATTGGTGTCACCTCCTCAATTCGTTGAGGAGATGGGCCGATGTCGGTGGGATTTGTGACCCCGCCTACTACGACCTGTGGGCGTTATTTGCAGAACTTATCCCTCGTCCCCTCTGGGGAGCACAGGATATGTCGCGCATAGACGCTCTGTGTGCACCTTACGTCAGGTGTCTTGCTCGCGTGAAGCCCCGAAGGGTATTGCGTAAGCAGGTGGAGGCCGAACTCCAGCACGGTTCTTACCTTATGTGGCTAGATACCACAAAGGATAGAGCCGAAGCTGTCTCTCATGTGGCCCCGTTCCGCAACCGCAAGGAAGCGTACGACTGGGCCATGTTGGAGCGATCGGTAGGCTCATCCATGTTCACCGAAGAAGGTGCGCTAGAATGGGCCAACCGAGCACAGCTCGACTGGAGTGTAGGACTGCCCGTATTTCCTCAGGAAATCAAGGCATCGTAGTAACGGCGGTATCGCCGTGGGTGGCAGGTTTGCTCGCTCATACCTCTCTCTAGCCTGTTCTTTGTTGGGC